CTTCGGGTAACGGGCGGCCGTGAATCCTACCGCGTCCTCGGCGCGGAAGATGGTTGCGTTGGTAGTGAAGTAAACGTGCTCGGAAGCGTCGAGGCTAAGTCCGGCGTGATCAAGGATCAGACCCTCGGAGAAGTTTCCGACGATGACGCGGCTCTCGTTGTCGTTGTCACCGAGGTTGGTCGGGACGTTCCGGGTCGTGATGACCGGGAGGCCGAAGAGGCTGCCGCGAGGACCGTTGTAACCCGGAATCGGATCAACGCTGTCGCGGGTCTGGGGCTTGCCGACGTAGTACTCAGCAGTTGCGTCAGCCTTACGCTCCTTGACGATGCGGCCCCAAGTGCGCGGGTGCATCAGGATTGCGTTCGGTGCGCCGTAGTACTCGGTGTGAATGGCGGTGATGCCGTCCACGATCTCGTCGAGCAGATCAGCAACGTCACTGGAGGTCAGGAGAGAAGCGGAGTTGGACTGGACGCCGGGGGTGTTCAGGATTCCCGTAGGCTGGCCGTTGCCGGAACCGCTGATGAAGGCGATCTCCTCAAGGGCCGCGAGACGCTTCGCAAGGTCTTCATAAACAAGGCGGTCAACCGAAGGCTGGCTGTTCCTGAGCAACTGGTTCGTGACGACCGACATACCGGCCTTCCAGAAGGTGTTGACAGAAATCTCACCGAAGGTCATGTCGGACTCAGGCTTGTCAGCCAGTTCCGCGACCCAGCCTGCGCTCAGTCCGCCGGTGATGGCGGCGATGCGGAGCGTGTCGGACGATACCGGCACACGGCTGAAGAGTGGGCGAAGGACGTTAGCCTGCTCGCGGATGGTGAGCAGTTCGCTCGAAACCTGCGGCGGGACCAGATAGCCACCAGCGGAGCCGCTGGATTGCGTCATGGTCTTAGCGGACATCGCCTCGGCCCAACGGGCGGTTGCGGCGGCGTCGTTCTTGGTCAGAGACTTGTGTGCGTCTGCGAAGAAGGAAGGATTGTCGGAGTCGTCGGTCCACGGAGACTCGTCAGAGTCAGCGGACTCGCCTGCGCCAAGCGCGAAGTCGGAGTGAGGCTCACGAGCGGCGCTGATCGCGTCACGAAGAGTAGTGACCTCAGAAGTCAGGCTCTTAACCTGCGCCTTCTGAATCTCCTCGTCACGAGCGGCGGTGAGAGTCTTAACCTGCTCGTCAATGCCCTCGATCTGCTCGGTCAGCGACTTGACGGACTCGCCATCATGGTCGTCGGCCTCAAGGCGCTCGGAAAGTTCAGTTGCCCGCTCGGTCAGTTCCTCGAACTGGGGGCCGAAACGGTCATCGATCTGCTTGATAAGGTCGGAATCCATTTGCATAAAGAATCTAATCAGGTCGCGTGACAAAAACGCAGGAACCTAGCCCCTCCGGCAAGTTTGATTTGAAGAAGCGGACTTTGAGGTTGCGCCAGCGTAAGTGAAGGTGCCTGAGAAGCGCCACTTACGGGTCGCACACCGGGCCTTAACGTAGTGCTGCACCTTGCCCTTGTACTTCCAAGAGCGCTGCACCTTTGTCTGGAACTCGATGATAGCGCTACTGAGTGGCAGCGTCGGGATACTGACATCGAGCACCTTGCCGAACCCGCTTCGTCCAGAGGGCTTCAGCACGCCGGTCAGCACCGTGCCAAGCGCGACAGCGTTAGTGTAGGAGAAGAGACGCAAGACAGGACGCCCGTTAACTGGCGGGCCGTTGAAGGCAGTGATCTCTGCGTCCAGCACTGTCTCGGTAAAGCCGGCCAGCGCTACCTTTGCTGCGCCAGTTCCGACAATCGAGTTCGGACAGGCTGCGCGGGCGAGTGCTGTGTTCAATCCATCAATCGCGGCGCGGCAGACCGGCAAGCCAGCGGCGGTGAACACAAAGTCATCATCAAAGTAAATCTGAGCGCGAGTGGCCGGGAAAATTTGAGCGCCCGGAGCATCTGGCCCGGTTGCGGTAATCACGTTAAGCGATGCGGCGGTGTAAGTCTTCGCCGGGTGCTTGATCGGCGCGGCTGTCGCCGAGACCGTCTGTGTGTTGGCTCCGGCTGAAGTCGGAAAAGCCAAGAATCCAATAATTGCTATGGTTGAGATCAGTCGTTTCACTTGTACGCTCCTTGTCTTTCTAGTTCGGCCTTTCGGCGGCGGGCTTTCGCGGCAATGGCTTGTGCGGCGGCGCGGGTCTTAGGTACTGGCTCGCCCCAAGCCGCAGCAGTTAGAGCAAGTCTAGTCGGTTCGCCGTTCTTTCCAATCATCGGCCCGGACGGGTTTGTGTAGAACCGCAGCGCCCATGAAATCCAGCGCTTCTTGTCTGCGACCGATGCCTTCGAGTAATTCTTTACACCGGGTCGGATGTTCTGGCCCTGCGCTTTAAGCGAGGCCCGGCCCTTACTATTTAGACCGCCTTTTGGGTTCTGCCCTTCTTTCCGCTGCCACGTCTCAGATTTTTCTGTCTGACGGGGTTTGCAGTTGACGCACTCGCAGTCAATGCAATCGCAGTTAGCGCAATCGGCGCAGTCGCACTGGCTACAGCCGGTCAGGGACTTCGAGCGGTAGTTCTCGCACTGCTTGGCAAAGGTGTCCAACTTGCGCTGTGCGCGAGCGACGGCTTCAGCCGAGGCGCCCTTCACTTGCGAGATGCGAGCGCGAGCGTTTGCCACAGCGCGGCAGTTGAGAGTTCCGTCCGGCTCACGAACGGGCAGGCCGTAGCGCTGCTTGCCCTCACCGGCATCGGGGCCACGGTCGAGGACACAAGCGCGCTTCCACTGAGCATCGTCGTAGCCAGCCGACGAGCCGGACCACGGCTGATCGGTGAAGTCGCCCATCGACTTCTTAGAAGGCAGGACGGGGCGGAGGTCTTCGGCCGAGGGCTTGCCGCCAGCGGCGCGGGCCACTTCGACGACTGCCCTCAACAGCGCTGGCAAATCCTCTCGGCCCTTGTAAGTCATGTCATCAACCGACTCGTCCCACTCGCTCTGCCACTCAATCGAGGCGAACAGTTCGGCCAGCATCTCGGCGTCCCCGGCCTGCGCGACCATTCCAACTCGATCCAGCAGCGCAGCCAGCATACCTTCGTCAACCTCGTACTCGTCTTCCTCGTGCATCGCCTTCGACGCAACCTCAAGGCGGTCGTAGGCGGCATGAAGGTCGGCTACCTTCTCTGCGAAGTAGTTGAGCGCTTCGGCTGTCTCGTCGGAGACCTCTTCGATCTCACCGGCCGCGATGTCCTCTGCGGCGGCTTCAAACGACTTCTGCGCCACAGCGAACAGCGCGCCGGGCTGGACTGGCACGGGAGTTACGGAAATCTCTGCGAGGTCGATGGTGCCGATGCGCGGGCCGTTCTTTGTGATGGTCACGCGAGACAAGCCGCGAACCGACAAGCCCTTCATCATGCCGCGCCTTACCTTATCGACGACATCCTCAGCCCAAGTCCCAGCCTGTGCTTTTGCGATGCGAGCGCGTGTCCACAGACCACGCTCAGGGTCCACGCGCAGTTCTTCGATAACGCCCAACTGTCGCTTATTGTCGTGCTCGAAAAGAAGCGGAATCTCTGCACGGGTCGCCTTCTCGCAAGCGTCGTCGAACGCTCCCGGTAGAAAAGCCTCACCCTGTCGGTCAACCTCGAAATCTGCGGCATACCCTTCAATGATGACATCGCCTTCGTCGGTAGTGACCGATTTCTCGGTCGGAATCAGAACATCGAGTTCAAAAGGTGCGTTTGCATCCATACTTACAGATTACGCTAACGGGTGACGCGAGCCGCGACTTCAAACCCGCTGCCCACGGCCCAGACAACCAGAGAAGCAATCATCTGATCAGAGATCGCTAGGATCACAGCAAGCAGAAGAATCAGAGGTGCCAGTGGCGACTTCATACAGCGTCACTAGGGCGCAGAGCGCCCGAAAAATAGGTTCCGAGGTCCAAAGGGGTCAGCCTCCAAAGCGCGGGAAGTTGTAAGCCATGTCGTCAATCGCACACACGATGCACTCGCCAATCTCTCCGGCGTCCCGGCCCGGCAACTTTCCAGAGGCGTATGGGATGCCAACACGCGAGGTCGATCCGCAGCCGGTTGTGTACGTAGTCTGCATCCCCGGCACCGGGGTCATCAACTCTTTGGCTACGGGCGTGCGTTGTGGGGCGAGTTCGGTCGGTCTGCATGGTTCCGGGTAGAATGAGGCTCCTTCCGCTTTTGCGGCTTTTCCAAACCGCTTTAACTGGTTTGCGAGTTCGTGCTGAACGGCCATGCCGCCAGTCTATCAACCGCGAGGGAGAGAGCGCCGGTATCCCTTGACGCGCACAGGCTTCTTGCCCGTGTTCGAGCCGCGAGGGGTGCGAGTGTGACCCTTGACACGTACCGCGCCGCCGGAGCCTCCCGTCTTGTTGCGCTTACCGCGCTGAGTCTTCTTTCGTGCCATCTGCGATAGCCTCCTTCAGTTCGTCGTGTTTATCGGTCAAAGACTTCTGCACCGCCTGCGCCGGGTTCACGGCCGCCGCGCCTTCGGGAATCGAGCCGTCGGCCGGGAAAGCCGCTGTGTTTTCCGGGTTCGCCGGGCGTCCCGCCTCTGAGCCTATAGGCTGATCCACTATACCGCCGCGCTGCTGGCCGGTGCCGGGAAGGTTCAAGATGACATCATCGATGTCGGACCACTCCTGCTTCTGGACCGCCAGCGGCTCAAGTCCTACCTGTGCCCGGATGTCCTTGACCTGCACGCCGGGCAGAGTCGCCATCGATGCGGCGAGGTCGAGCCGATCCTCGATGGGCATGACGTACTCGTGGTCGATTACGAAGTCGAGTCCCCAAGCCTGCGTGAGATGCTTCGAGACCTGCGACTGAATACGATTGAGGAACGGGCGCATCGTCTTGTTGTCGAAGATGCGCTGCGATTCGCGCACTGCCTGTCTGTCTGCGGAGCCGACTTCGCCCAGCAGAGGCAGCGGCACCCTGAAGGCGTCAGCGATGCGCTGCTTGGAGATGTTCGTGAGTTCCACGAACTGAGCCTCGGCCGCGTTGCCGGAGATCGGACGGAACTTCAGACCGCGCTCCAGCATCGCCACCTTGTAGGCGTTGTCTTGGCCGGAGTAGAGTTGCGAGAACTGACGCTTAATCTTGACCCACGTGGACGGCGGAATGGATCGGTCGGACTCCAGCACCCCTGACAGTCGCGTGGACTGCTCGTAGTACTGGGCGACTGACTCCGTGAGAGCGAGTTCGATGTCGTACATGCGCGGGTTGCCAGCGATGATGCTCATGCCCCTCCACGGGTCGTGGGGGTTCGGCTGCTTGACGTGGACGATGTGCTCCGGCTTGAGGCGCACCGGCTCGCCGGTCCTGCCCGGAGCCTGATAGACGTAGGCTTCCGGGTAGTCGTTCTCGTTCAACTCGATCTCGACGAGCGCCGGGCTGAGGCGATAAAGCGCCAGCGGCTTGCCTGTCTCGATCTCAGGCCGGAACTTCAGCCACATGAACTCCCCCGCAACCAGAAGGTCGATCACCGACAACTCCATCAGTTCGGTGTAGTCCATGAAAGGGTTAGGATTCGCCAGAAGGTTCACGAGGTCGTCTGGAGCCGCAGACGCATTATCGTACTTATTGAGAGCAGCGCGGGGGGCTACGACTTCATCGCCACGGCGAAAGTAGTAATCCGCATTTGATGCAGTGCTGGCATACAAAGAGGTGCAGTCCATCACCCAGTCGATTGCGTCCTTGCCGCCGTAGGCTTCAAGGTGACGCTGGGCCGTGCGTCCGGCGAGTCTGCGGCCACGCAGGGTGCCCCCGCCGATGGCGAAATCTGGAGTGGGCTGGTTTGTCGGCGGCAGGGCTTTTCGAGCCTCCGAACCAGTGATCAAGTCTTTAAAAGATGCCATCGCCAAAAGTCTATCGCGGCGTCCGACTTTGTTGTTGTCGTCCGTGAAACAAGGCGGTTTTTATTACACAGGGGGTCTATATAGACCCCCAGTGTGTAATAAACCGCAAATCGGCTTTTTAAGCCAAATCTGTTCTGGGTCTTATAACCCATTTATAGGCCCGTGAAACGCTCTCGTTTCTCGGCCGGTGAGTCTTTCGGCTGGCCGTCCGCTAGTATTCGACAGGTGGATTTGACCCAAGACATAACAAACGCACATCAAACAGCCGAGCAGGCCCGTCTGACCCGTGAGGACTTGCGGAAGACCTACAAGCCCGGCACGAAGGATCGAGAGAGGATCATCGAGAAGACCCTGCGAACCATCGATGAAGCGATGCGGCCGATCAGGTCGGCCATCGGCAAGATCGCATGGGGGCAGACCGAGTTCGAAGACGAACTCCGCGCCGCGAGCGCCGCGCTCCAGTACGAGCGCAAGCAGTTGAAGAAGATGCGCCGCTGATGTTCTTGCTGGTGCTGTTGGCCGGAATGGTCTGGGCGGTCTGGGTGATGTGCGTCAGCGTTGTTGCTGTCGTTCTCTTCTTGGTCGAACTTGCCATGACCGGCTTGCTCGCTTTGTCGAAGCAGATCGATGATCGGAGCCTTTCGTGATTACCGAACTGCTCCTGACTTTCCTTGCCGTCGTGGTGTACTTGTCGATGCTTGTCCTGATCGCCGGACCTCCTCGCAGATGAACGAGTGGGTTCTAGTTGTCGTTGTGATGGCGGTGTACTTCGCCATCCTACTCTGGCCTTTCCGCCGCTAACCCCGCGACCCCGCAGGGTCGTTTCCTCCTAAGCCAGTAACCCCGCAGCCCCGCCTCGTGGTGGGTTACTTGGCGTCCGCCAACTCTGCTAGGGAGCAGGGTCTATTAGGCCACCTGTGAAATATGGTTTCTCGTTGTCACTGGTAGCGCATACCTGAATTTTTTCGTCCCCGGATTTCCGATTTACAGGCACGCCAGAAGCCCTGTAAGCGATTCTGACGGGGTGAAATCTCCCCGCAATACCTCCCTACCCGAAACCCCTTCGACCCCGCAGAGCGGCGCACAGGGCGTCTCAAGGGTAGTCGCCTCTAGGCGTGACTAGGCGTGAGAGGGAAGCGGGATTGTGGGGGCGCGTGCGGCGTTGGAAGGGGTGCCGGAAGGGGAATACCCGCGCCAGACCTTTCACCCCGCGACACGGCGTTACAGGGCGTCTCAGGGGCAAGTCACCCCGCCACGCCTGAGAGTCCTGTATGTCACACATCGGGAAGGCCGGACCCCTTAGCACATCTGACCCCCTCTGATGTGTGAGATTGGTCACACAAGCGATGTGTGACCAATTGGCACACATAGGCCGCCTCTGATGCGCTAGGTTTGTCTGGTCTCACGGCAAGTCGGCCCGGCGTCACCCGCCCCCCGGCCCCGTCAGACCGCCGGGCCACATACCCGCCCGGCGCAGGGTCACGAAGACCCGGCGGCATTTGTGACCGTCAGCACGGCGCCCCGTGAGAATCTGTCAGAGCGGCGCCGACGGGACCGACACCTTGTGAGGTCGGCCCGCCCCCGGATAGCGGGGGGCCGGACGGGGGCCAACACCCCCCGACCCCGGCGACTGACGGAAGGCCACCCGCCACCTGCCCGATGGGGCGCCCGATGGGGCAGACGGTGGCGGCAGAGTCAGCCCGAACACGCCCGCTACACCCGGACCACCAACGGCCCCGCGCCCCCGTCCGGCACTGGCAAACCTAATTTCTCCCCCTTCACATAGGGGCCGCGCATTGGGCGCAGGGACTGGTGTCCCGGTCGGGTTCGATCCCCGGCGGTCTCTCTCCCCATTAGGGGGCACTGAAAACAGATGAAGGGAGAAACACAATGATGACGCGAAAGAATTACTACGCCCTAGCCGATGCCATTGGCGCCGGAACCGCCCTAGACGGGGCGGCCCGTGACGCCGTGGTGTTGGAGGTGTCGAAGGTGTTCGCGGCGGATAATCCCCGGTTTGACCGGGCAAAGTTCGCGGACGCCGTCGAAGAGTTCGCGGCGTATTTCTGCAAGTTGGAAGGCGTCGAACTGTCACCGCTCCCCCCGGAAGATTTCCGGCGGCGCAGGTAGCAGACCGACCCGCCGGGGGTTCGATTCCCCCGGCAGGTCTTCCCCATTAGGGGGCACTGAAAACAGATGAAGGGAGAAACACAATGACTGAGACGATTCAGAAATGGGCGTCAGAGTTGGAAATTGGTGACCTGTTGGTAGTTGATGCCAACGGCGCCAACGGGGCCGCCGTAGTTGAGGAGGTCATAGACCTCATGCCCGCGATGGTCCGGGGCGGTCTAGGGGTGGCGGTCTTTACAGAGACCGACACCGACCCGGCCCCCCTGCCGATGACTTTCTGCGATTCGGTCACGGTGGCGTTGGACGCGTAACCGGCCCGCCGGGGGTTCGATTCCCCCGGCAGGTCTTCCCCATTAGGGGGCACTGAAAACAGATGAAGGGAGAAAACAGATGACCGAAACGGAAAAGTGGATTGTGGTGATGTCGGAAACCGGGCGCCCCCCGGTGGCGGCAAATCCGAACGGCTACACCCGCGAAACCGCCGAAAAAATCGCGGGGCGTCCGTATGTGATGCCCCGCCGGGCGGTTCCGGCCCGCGTCACCGGCGGCACGCCCGCCAACTGACCGGCCCGCCGGGGGTTCGATTCCCCCGGCAGGTCTTCCCCATTAGGGGACACTGAAAACAGATGAAGGGAGAAAACAGATGAACTATCCATTGGCGCAAATGACCATGCCCTATGAAACCGCACGGCAGGCAATTCGGGAATTGCGCAGATTCGCGGCGGCGGCGTTCGATGACGGGCGCCACGCGGATGGCGTCAGAATCGCGTCGGTCGCTTACAGGTTGGAAAAGTCCCGCGAATATGGCGTTCCCCTGCGAACACACTATTCGCAACTTGCCGAACTGGACGCGGCAGACGCCCGTCAGTTTGCCACGGACGGCAAGACCGGGTTCGATTGGTAAGAGACTGGCCCGCCGGGGGTTCGATTCCCCCGGCAGGTCTTCCCCATTAGGGGGCACTGAAAACAGATGAAGGGAGAAACACAATGACATTGGAAGAGTTGCCGCGAACTATGACCGACCGACAGCGGGGCATACAGGTCAGAGAGACCCGCCCGAACTATGACCGCGATTCATACAATCGCGGATGGCGGTCTTCATTGGATGCCACCGTTGGCCTGCCGTTGGAACTGGCAGATGCCCGTGGTGAATGTTCCGAATGGTATGACGGCTACACCGACGCCGCCACCGGGCGGCAGAAATGGCACATCCCGCTTTGCCTTCACCATCACAATGGTGAAGGCGGGTGTGGATACGCCTGACCTATCTGGCCCGCCGGGGGTTCGATTCCCCCGGCAGGTCTTCCCCATTAGGGGACACTGAAAACAGATGAAGGGAGAAACACAATGACAGACGAAACACGGACCAAAGTTCGCGGCGCCGTTCAGCGGTTCGCGGATGACATCATCGAATTGGTGATAGCAGACGCGGCCCCCGATCTAGGTGTCTCACCAACTAATCTGGTCGAAGACCTGAACTATGTGGTGCAGATTCTGGACGGGTTGGATGTTCCCACTGACATATCCGATTTCGATGTAGAGACGGATGTCGATGTGGATGTTCAGAGTTCGCACGCTAGTTATGACGGGTGCGGCGGCGTGGATGTGGAAATGTCGGTATCAGTGGATGCCAATATCACTGACCTAAACAGTTCCTGCGATGACCTATCCGAAATTGCCGACGAAATCGAAACGGCACGGAACGCCATTTCGGGGATTGTCGCAAGTCTGCCGGACCCGGAATACGGGACCGACTGACCTATCTGGCCCGCCGGGGGTTCGATTCCCCCGGCAGGTCTTCCCCATTAGGGGACACTGAAAACAGATGAAGGGAGAAAACAGATGACCCGAACTATCCAAGTAGAAATGGAACTGTCCGATGAACTACTGACCAACGCGATTGTATGCGCGGTCGAAGGCGGAACAGGATACTGGGCAAAGGTCAGCGGATACGACTGGTCAGAGAATGGTCAGTTTGCGGTGGCCTATCTTCATGAGATGGATGCCTACACTGACGAAATCCCCGAACAGGGCCAACGGTTCGGTTTGGATGAAGCGGCAACTGGTATTACCCGGATAATGTCCGGGCAGGTGCCGGTGGCCGATTACATAGTCGGATACATCCGGCGGGCAATAACAGAAAGTGACCCCGGACATATCGATTGTGAAGCGGCCGATGTAATCGCGCAAGCGGCTATACTAGGCGAGTTGCGATACGGCTAACTGGCCCGCCGGGGGTTCGATTCCCCCGGCAGGTCTTCCCCATTAGGGGACACTGAAAACAGATGAAGGGAGAAAACAGATGCTCACCAGCACACAATGTAAGGTAGTGGCCTATATGTCAGAGGGCGGGTTTTATTGCCCGCCGTGCGCGGCAAAGGCGCATGGAATCGAAGACCCGCGAACACAAACGGGTTACCGGCTAACGGGTCGGGAAACTGACCTAACGCCGATCATCTCATATGAGATGGATTCCTATGAATCCGAAATCGCATATGAATATGAGATGAACGGTGAAAGTGAAACCGACGCGGCAGAAATGGCCCGGACTACTTGCGAAGAGTGTCACGGTGATATCACCGACTGACCTATCTGGCCCGCCGGGGGTTCGATTCCCCCGGCAGGTCTTCCCCATTAGGGGACACTGAAAACAGATGAAGGGAGAAAACAGATGAACTATTACATCAGCCGTTACAGCATCACCCGCGAATATGGCGGTCCAGAGGAAGGCGGATGGTGGTGGGACCGTTCGGTGTTTGAGGAAGTTATTGCCACCTGCGACAGCGAAGACCGGGCGCAGTTTGTAGTCCAAACGCTGAACGCGGCGGAAAAGACCGACCAAGAAGAGCGGGCAGGTGGACACCGCCCCGCCGGGCGATTCTCAGTGAATGGCGGCGCGGACACCCGGTATTTCTGGGAAGATTCACCGCGTCAGATGGAAGACACCGAAACGCCTACATGGTGCTAACCGGCCCGCCGGGGGTTCGATTCCCCCGGCAGGTCTTCCCCATTAGGGGACACTGAAAACAGATGAAGGGAGAAACACAATGCCATTTACAGAATGGAAGTCCGAACACCGACTAACTCTGACATTCAGTAGAGACGGTGATACCCGCGCACAAGCGGAATGGATGTTCGATGCCATAACCGAATACATACAGGAACTAGGTTACGGCGCAACACTGACCGTTACGCGGGGCGTTTGGCAGGGCCGGGAAGAGTTCGGCGTTCGGGTAGAGTTTGTCGGCGCCCGTTTGTCCGGCGCGGTCGCTGACCTGCCCGAAACTGGACCTAAACAGGTGGCGCAGTGGGCCGCCCGTTACCAGTGTAAGTCCATACAGGTAGAAGAGTATTGCCCGACGGGTTATACTTGTAGAGAATGGCAGTATTTTGACACGATCACCGACTGACCTATCTGGCCCGCCGGGGGTTCGATTCCCCCGGCAGGTCTTCCCCATTAGGGGACACTGAAAACAGATGAAGGGAGAAAACAGATGAACTATACGAAAAAGTTGGAATGGCCGCACGGTTTGGAAGTGACGGTCGATTACAACTCTGGATATGACGAACCGTTCATACCGGCAGTGTTTGTCCGGGCCTACCATGAAGAGAACGCGATAGATACAAAACGGTGGGCATTGGGCATACACCTGCGCGAGATGGCCGATAGGATTCACGGCGATTCAGATGTAACCGCCGATGACCTGCGACTGTTGGTAGCGCAGATAGCCGACGCCATAAACACTGGACAAGTCACGGACGCGGATGAAGAGATAATCGAAGTATCCGCCGACAGACCTATCCGGGCAGACTGGCCCGACGATACACCCGTGGAAACGGATAGTTTCGGTCGAGTTATCTGCCGAGATTGCGGCGGCGGTGTGGATGACAGCACCGAACGGTGCGATTGCCCCGCTTGACAGCGGCGCTATCTTCTAGGGGCAGGGTTCGATTCCCTGCTCCTAGATTCCCCGTTAGGGGACCAAGAAAACAAGCGAAGGGAGAACACAGATGACAGCAGCAAACCTAGCAGTAGCGTTAGTGAAAGTAATCGGTGTCGAAGCGGCCACCCCGGTCATCCGGGCAGCACTGGCCGGACCAGTAGAGGACCAGCGCCCGCTACTGGAAGACGCCTACGAAACCGCTTTGTGTTTCGTAATGGCAGCAAGTGAAGTGCCAATGGCAAAAGCGAAACGGGTTCCGTTTCTGCTAATAGACGATCACAAAGACTGACCTATCTGCCCCGCTTGACAGCGGTGCTATCTTCTAGGGGCAGGGTTCGATTCCCTGCTCCTAGATTCCCCGTTAGGGGACCAAGAAAACAAGCGAAGGGAGATGTATGTCTGAAACACTGACAGCAGAAGAGCAGCGTGAAATGGCCGACGAAAGAGCGCGTGAGCGTTATTGCGCGGCGGAAGAAGCGGCACAGCAGGAATACAATGACGCGATTCGGTCAGCAGAAACCGAATTGCGCAACGCCTACGAAGAGAATGAGCAGCGTTACGGATAGCGTCATAGAGCGCCGTCGGGTTCGATTCCCGGCGGCGCTATTTACTTGACATACCTGCTAATGTTTTAGGTATGGCCCGGCAATAAGGCAAACGCCTTCTAAGGGCATGGAGACTAGATACCCTGCCATAACCTAGTCCCGACTGAATAGGCGGTCAGAAAAGAGTTGGCGGGCCTATTTCGCGCCAACACGGTCCAAAGCGAACCGACGGAATCGCTGAACATAGCGCCGCTACTTGTCGGATTCTCCCCCGGCATGTTAGCCGCGCACGGCGGGCGGGGCGTCGGTAGGCCACTAACGGCCACCCCCGCGACTTTTGACAACAACAATGAAACAGAGAGGAGAAACATAATGGACGCTGAAAAAATAGCCTACGATTTCGCTTATGACGGAGGGCTAGGCACTGAAAAAGAAATAGTGGGATGGCTAGCGTGGATTGTGAAAGATGTCGAAGACTGTATGGCAGAGCGTGAGGATGTAGAAGAGTATCTACACGAGATCGCAGACTCGTCAGTGCCTATCTACACTTGCGATAAAATGTCCCTTATGGCCGCGTCGAACACACTGGCATCTACTGTGCCCGACATAGCAGACGGATGCGAGCAGACGCCTTCTGATATTGCCGGACTGGTGCTATACGAAACCGCGTGCGAAATGGCCTATGTCGCGTTTCGTGAAGTAACGGCGCTTAGACCTTGACAGCACTGATAATGTCTAAGGACAACAACAGAAAGGACAGCGAGATGTTTCAGAACCGAAAGTTCATAGTTACGACACAGCACGGAGCGTCGGTAGTCGTAAAGGCACCCGACGGAGATGTAGCGCGGTTCAGGGCAGAGCGAGCCGGATTCCGCGTCGCGTCTGTGAGGGCTGCCTAATGCGAGAGGATTATTCGTGGGGCGAGTGTGCCGAGATGGTCAAGTGCGTCGGGGTTTGGCGCAGTCTGGCCGAGTGGGGCAACTCGCTGAATCTATCCAGCGACGATGTTGAGTGGATAAACCCCGACCTTGACAGCGATGGTAGGGTTTGGGTATCACTACCGATGTATGACTCTTTGTATGCGCTTGGGAACGACATCAGCGATGACTGACTCTCTAATCGACTACGGAATGGAGGAAACGAATGAGTGAAGTCTGTGTGGCATACATACAGCGGGTGTTCTGTATCGTGAATGACGAGACCGGCGAGATCGAGAGAGTGTTGGCCGGTGACGAGTTGGACTACGATACGACTTCCCGCGACGGCTACATCCACGACCTGAAAACAACAGGGTTGGAGCCGATTTCACCCGACAGCGAGCGGGGCAAGAAGGCAGTCGAAATAGCAGACCGCAACGATTGGCCCGCGTGGAAGTATGACTGACGACTACAACATTCCAGAGGAGCATATCCAACTCGCGTCTAACATTTTGACTACGCTTATGTATTGGCGTGGGCAGGACTGCGAGATACCCGACGAAGTGTTCGTCCAGATGAAGGCCATAGGACGGGCGTGGGTCGAAGCAGTCGGCGCGGTTGAGAACGACGGGTGACAGGGATAGTCACAGTCTTGACAGGTATTGTATTCTTGGAAGGTGGAGCAACTGAGATAGGCATTATCGGGATTGTTGTGGGGCTGGTGCTAACGATGATAGTGACGGAGGACAAAGATGACTGAACGAGAGAAGTTGGACAAGGCAGCCGAACTTCTGGCAGCCGCAGCGCATTACCTTACGGAGAGCGAGTCTCGCAAGGCAAGAAGGCTGGTGGCGACGGTCGATAAGGTTGGATACAAAGTCTGTCAGGAGATGGTGAAAAAGCCGGTGCGCGGCAGCAGCCGCGTCTGAAAGGAGACACTATGCTTGGATACACCCGTAGCAACATAGTCGGATACGGAGACCACGATAGGGCTATCTGCCCCCGGTGCGCAAGCGCCGAATACGGCACCGCCGTAGTGGAGCGAGTGCGGCTTGGGATTATCAGTCAGATACAGCCGACCGACCCTAACGGCATCGCCGCGCAGGAGTTGCTAGACGGGGCACGATGCGCGGAGTGCGACGGATTCTTCCCGACCATTGCGCAAGCAAACGGTCAAACTTGACAACGATGGTAGTCTGTAAAGACAGCAACGAAACAGAAAGGAACGATGATGGACGCAAGTGATCTCAAAGCAGCAATACGGGTAGCGCAGTCGGCCTGTCAGACGGCAGAGAAGGAGGCAGTCTATGCGCAGCACCGCAACGCAGAGGACGCAGAGGAAATGCAGGACGCGGCAGCGGTAGAATACAATGTCGCAACGGCGCTTTCACTGCTGGATACCGCGCTGCGCCACTGCGAGAAGGCGGAGTCCTGATGTCAACCCGTAAAGTGCCCAGATTGTGTAGAAGGCCAACTCTCAGAGCGCGGCTACGAGACACAGTATTAC